TGTGCCATATTTCGCCCATAAAAAAAGCCGCTATGCGGCTGTCTGTTCAAACGAATGTCGTTATTGCTGGTCTTCGGTATAGATGCCAGCAGATATAACCGCTCCGCCTATCTCACGCGTGCCGTAAAGCACACCAACGGGGTTTCCCTGCGCCGTTGTGTTAACCGGCCCGCCAAAGGCATAGCTAGGCTTATTGTCCTGGTCTTGGCGCATGCGCAATCCGCCCATTTGCGGGGAGAGCATTTGAACAACACCACCAAGGGCCATTGCTGCACCTGCATAAGCCATAGAAGCCCACCCTCCCGTTGCCGAAAAAACACCAAGCCCAGCGGGTGAGAAGGCCATAGCCGCACCAATCAATGCCACGCCTAAAATAGTTTGGAATAGGCCAGCGCGCTTGCTCCCAATCACAACGGGAACAAGGTGAATATCTTCCGTCCCTTTGGTGAGTTCAAGCTCATCCTGTCCGACATTGCGCTTACCAACGAAAACTGAAAATGTCAGGCCGCGCTTGTGCGCCTCAAGCATGTAGCGTTCAAAGCCTGGCAACAGATTTTTCATCGCATCAATCGCCTTTGGTACTGTTATCGCGCGATACTTAAACTCCCGGCCAAACACATTAATCATAGGGCCGTGAAATCGTATAGTTCTAAGTGGAACCTCTAGAAACCCCATACCACCTCCAATAAAAAACCTCGTAATACGAGGTTTTCCCCTAACAGTAAATATAAATATTATTTTTTACTCTTTATCCTAATCAATTCGCTCTCTAGATGTGACTCAAAATCCCTCCCCATCTTCTTATCCATAGCTTCTTTGAACATATTTATAGTTGGCGCATTAGTTACCATAACAGAAAGGGCTTTATTATTTGGCATTTCAATGTGCATTTTCATTGCTATTTCCGAAACCACAGATAGATTCAATTCTCGTTTACCATCAGGGTTAGTAATAATCAGCTCATTAGCATCATGGCCATGAATTTTTGTTAGCTGACCTTTACTTGTATGTTCTGAAACATCGCTACCACAATGCTTGCACTTCACAGCATCACGATTAATACCCTCTGCACAGAAAGGACATTTGACTATTTTATAGGAAGGGGTAGACTTGCAAAACACAGAGATTATCAAACCACAAACAATGACAATACCACCTATAATAATTTGATTTTGTTTGTTTGCCATCAATCCAATGTTATTTACTCTTCCACCATATCCGGTTGCAACACTTGTATCAATATTTAAAGCCACAAGCACCCATATGACGCCGACAGCTAATATTAAGAAACCAATATTTCTCATTTAACTAACACCTATCCGGACTAAAAAGTACCGATATGTTAGCAGATGCCATAGAAACAATAAATTAGTACCTTAACGCCCTAAGCCTAACAATTTTGATCGTTCTTTCTTTCCAATAGCCGCCGTAAGGAACACGCTGGCTCAGCATGCCGTACATATGGTGCAGCAACATACCATCTTCAAGCAGAATACCGGCATGGTTCGCCACTGGTGCGGAAACCTGCATAATCACCATGTCACCCGGCATCGGTGGGCCGTCGAACTCGCGAAAGCCGCAGTCATACCAGTTGTCCATGTAGAGATTTTCGCCCCGTTCCCACCACGGATAATCAACGCGGTAATCCTGGAGCGCTATGCCGTGCTCCTGCCGGAAATAGCTCATGATCAGCCCCCAGCAGTCGGTATGCCCCAACACGAACTGGCGACCAATCAGCGGCAATTCCCCACGCGGCATGATCGTTCGCAAGTCTCCCTCCGGCCAGCTGGCGATCACCCAGGGCAACTCCATCGCGTCACATTGCGCCTTGTCCAGTTCGCTTGGCTGCGTGGTGGCATCCGGGTGACTGTGCACAATCATTGTGATCGTCCCCCACTCGGCAGCGGTCACATAATCCTCTGGCGACAGATGAAATTGTTCGGTGGGATTGTCCGCCAGGTTACGGCAGGGAAAATAACGCTCCACGCGGGATTTCTGCGCCACGATGCCGCAACACTCGCGCGGATACTCTGCCTCAGCATGCGCCATAATGGCCGCTATGGTTTTCTCTTTCATAACGCCACCTACTGCTTAATCAATGCTGCGCCAGGGAAACCGCCGAACGGTAAAGGCTCAGTCTCACCAAAACGTTTTTGGCAATCACTCAGCAGCCCACCGCACCGATCTTTACTTGGGTCATCCACCGGATTTCCCTTGTCGTCAAAGTATCGCGTGCCTGCGTAATCGCAGCCCTTACCGGTGCGATACCATCCACGCGAACACCAGGTGCAAAGGCTGTGGATTTGCCTGGTCGGTATGCGCAATCCCCGCAGGTCTGCCGGGCTGGAGAGTTCGAACTCCACCGCTTCATCGCTTTCCGTCGCTTTGCGATCGATGTAGAACACCTGTAGCTTTTCCTGCACCGGGTCAGCCGTTGGGTTCCCTTCTGGGAAATTTCGGGCATCAAGGTAATGCACCAGCGTATCGTGGATCAGCACCTTGGCCTGTGCCATATCTTCAAACTGAAGGCAAAGCGCAGTGATCAGGCCGTTGATATTGGCAACCGTCAATTTCGGCTCCGTGCTTTGGCTGTCGGAGGATATTTCCAGCCCCTCAACGGAAAACGGCCACGGCCCGTACTCCTTGCCCTGCCACCAGATCGATTTTGCGGGTAGTTTCGTTTCGTCCCCGCCAGCAGCGGCGAGTTCCTCCGGCGTATAGGGGAGAGTGTCGCTGTGAAAACGCAGAATATCAGCACCGAACTTCGTACCGTCCACTTCAACAAGGCGAACGCGGTTGCCCGGCTCCAACTTCTGCAGGTCTGTATTCAGCATGATTAATCTCGGTTAAACGTGGAAGGCCTCGGTAAACGTGGCCGTCAGTGAATAGTTATCGCCGCCCATTGCGACAGGCTTATAGCCTTCGCAGCGATAGAGGCCGGGAACGTTGGTCGGAGGTGTCCATTGGAATGACTTCACCCCTTGATGACCTTCAAGAAAGGCGATGATAGACGTGATGTAGCTGTACTTACCGATAAAGGTCAAATCCCATGAGCGAATGATCGGGTTGATCCCATCACCGGAAACCTGCATATAACCATCGCCGAACTGCGCTTTCCTGATACGAAATCGGGTATCACCGGCGGCATTGACGCGCGCCGGATAGTTGAATGTCTGAATAGCCATTACATCCCCTTGATTGCTTTCCAGATAGGCTGGCCGGGCTTCAGGTTCCGGTTGATGACCTTCTGGCTTTCCTGCGCGGCGATGTTGCCCATCTGCTTGCCAAACTCTTCCCAGCCCTGATCGGCCTGAGTATTCACATTGCCGCCGCCTTCAATGGTGATGTAGACGTTCGGCGCAGCAGCAGCCTGCTGTGGCATACCAATAGCCCGCACACCTAGCGAACCGTCCGCCCCACGCTTGAGCGGCATGATCGCCTCTGGGCCAGCCTCGCCCATCAGGCCAGCACCCTTGGCGAACGCAAACATGGTGGGATTGCTGACGATCTGCCCGCTGTATGCACTCAGTGACGGCGACGAATAAACGCCGCCTTTGGCGTTGGCGAACATCGGTACTTGCCCTGGGTCATTGCCGGAGGGTGCGAAGAAGTTCATTCCGGCTTTCAGCGCGTTGAACATCGCCATCTTGATCATCATGCTGGCGAGATCGGTCAGGACAGACTTGGCGAAGTCGTTAAAGCTGGCTTTGCTAGTGGTGACGAAGTTGGTCAGCATGCCGGTCATGCCGTCAAATGTTCGGGTGGTAGCGTCTTTCACCTGCCCATAAACGTTACCGGCATTGGCTGACCAGTCCATCATTCCCTTTTTCAGCCCTGCGGTGTAATCGCCCTCGATAGCCGCTTTTTCCTGCGCAGCATTGCGGACAATATCGAGTTGCCTCTGCTGCTCACTGGCGAGAATGGCCGTCTGTTGCATGTACTGCTCTGACGTTTTGTCCGTCACTTCCTTGTCCAGCTGCAAACGGTGTTGCTGGAAAGACTGCCGGATTTGCTGCTCAGCCACCATCTGATCGTAGGCATCAGTTGACATGGTCATCTGCGCATTACGGTTGGCGTACTCCTGCTGTTTCGCGGCCGTTTCCATCACCAGGCTACGGGTTTGTTCCAACAGTTTTTTGCCAATCTCCCTTTCGCGGTTTGCCTTTTCCAGCGCCACATTTTCGGTTAATTGCGCCCTGATCTGGTCTTGCATGGACAACAGGCTTTTTTGACCGGCGGTCAGCTTCTTACCCTGAAGCCCTGCAATCTCCTGATCGAAAGCCACCAGTTTTTTCTGCGATTCGGTCAGTTTGTCGGTATCTTGCGCCTGCGCGCGTAGCACAGAGGATTGTTGTTGCAACTGCTGTAGACGTCTTACGCCTTCACTATCGCTATACGCTTTGGGCTTTTCACCGTACTGCTTGTTAACGCCTTTCAACGCTTGAGCATATTGCTCTGCGCTCAGACGCCCCTGATCATGTAGCTTCTTAAATTCGGCTGTAAGGCGAGCCTGTTCCTTTTTAGGATCAGCACCAGCCTTAATAGCAGCGGAGACTTCATTCTGTAACTTAAGCTCTTTCCGGGCGGCTTCCTGTTCCTGCTGCCGCCGCTTGTATAGCTCTTCGTTGGTTTTCTTCACCTCGTTAGCGGTATCGTTACTGATATCCAGCTTAACGCCCTGCGCCAGTGCCTGCGCCTGGCCGGTTTTCATCTGCGCCTGACCAATGATATCAAACGCGGACGCCACTTCATTTTTCAGCGACTTCCAGATAGACGCCAAGCCGCTGACGCTGTTCTCCTGCTCGGTGACTTTGGCTTTCACATCATCAAGGTATTTCTGCTGAAGTAACGCCGTCGCTTCACTGGTTTTGCCCTGCCTGGACAGCGTGGCGATGTGATCGATAAACGTGGTGTTGAGCTGAACACCCTGATTGGTCAATGCCTCCATTGCCTTTAGAGGTTCACCGCTCAGGCTTGATAGCGTCGAAACAAGATCATCGGATGACATACCCAGCTCGTTCATCCGTGTGCCGGTTTCAGCTATGTCCGACAGCATATTGCCGCCGAATCCTGCGCCGGCAGCGCTGGTGACAGCCTTAACCGCATTCTCTGTGCCGCCAAGCGTCATCGTCAGCATGCGCAGATCATTCACCGTCATAATGGCCTGAAGCCCTGACTTTTGAAGCGCTGCGGTATATGCCTTGGTCTCTGCTTCCCCTTTTTGGAACGCGGTATACAATGCCGTGGCACCGGCAACCGCCGCCATGATGCTTAAACCTACCGGGCCACCCAGCAGGGCCAGCGCACTTTTCATCAGGTTAGTGCTGACCGCTGCCGCGCGCGCCGTAAAGGAAACCTCCTTGTTGGCCACGCTGATTTGGTTAAGGGAGGAGAGCAGGTTGGTTTTGCCCTGGGATTCGGCAATATCTGCCGCCAGCACCGCTTTTGATGCCTGCGCCATTTTCTCCTTGGCGCTGACCTCAGCGAGATCAGCCTCGCGCACCTTGCGGTGAATGTCGGCATACTCTTTCTGATAGCTGACCGAAAGGCCGTAGAGCTGGTTCTCCTGATTTTTGGCCGCATAGAAGCGCGCCATTTCCTGCGCCTGCTCGCGGGATGCTTGCGCCTGTTCACGGGTACGCTTGGCCGCGTCGAACTGCGCCTGAGCCTGCTGGCGTGCAGATTGCGCCTGTTCAATCTGGCCCTGCGCCGCCTTGTTAAACTCAAGGGCTGCAGCCTTCGCCGCTTCGCGTTGGGCTTCCCAGCCGCTGGTCAGCCCCTTAAAGCCGATGAAGGTGCGGTCGAGCGTCGGGATTAACGTATTGGCCAGCGTGCTGACAGCGATGTTACTCCCACCGGCCAGACCGCTGATCACACTTCGCAGCCCTTCGAAGCCGCCCTGGCTGGCGCTGAGCGCACCACTCAACGAGTTAAGCTGACCGCCGGTGCGCTTCGCCTGATTGCCTATCTGGGTCAGCGCTTCGGTGGTTTTCTGGCTTTCCTGCTGCGCCTTGCCCGTGAAGTTTTTTGACGCGGTTTCTGCCGTTCTGAATGAATCGACAATTTGAGATTTAAAACTGGCGGAATTCAGGTGCAGCGCTACCGCCAGAGTAGCTACATCGGCCATTACATGAGCGCTCGCATAACGGCAGCACACTGTTCATCAACATCAGATGCGACAGGGGCTGACAGATTGACAGGGGGCGGGTTAGCAGTATCGGACGTTGCCTTATCCACCAGCGAATAGAACGCCTCCCAGTGCTGGATAATGGAGGCCGGGAGGGCTGCAATTTTTCTGACGTCAGGCTCACCGAAGCGATCGGCCAACTGATAGATCAGCCATAGCCACGGTGAGTGGGTCAGTTTTTTTCGGCTTCCTCCAGCGTGCCGTAGCTGTGGCTCTGGATAGCGCGGATTGCATCAAATAACGCCGCGTTATCATGAGCGGCCAGCAGTTCTGCCGGTGAAGGCAAATCAGACGCAGGTACTGATTTACCCTGTTCGTCAACCAGTGCAGAGAGGATCAACTGAGCGCCCAGCAGTGTTGCTGCCTTTTGGTCACTCTCTGCCTGTGCCTTTCCAAGCTCTTCGTCGTAATCCATCAGTTCACCGGCGGTCAGGCGGCGGATATGCACCGGCACGCCAAACAGCGTGTGCGGCACCGCTGTATTGGTGGGTTGAAGCAGCGCGGTCTTGAGGTTGATTTTCTTCTGGGTCATGCCATTTCCTTATTTAATAGTTACGGTTGCGGTAGCGCTGTTGATGGTGTCTGATCGCTCGGCAGACAACACCACGCGATAAGCGCCAGCATCCGCCGCCACAACAGAGTTTTTGGTGTAGGTGGCAGCAGTGGCGCCGCTGATATCAGTGCCGTTTTTCTGCCATTGATATTTAACGGGCTTGCCGTTACTGGAGGTAGCCGCAACAGTCAGGGACAAATTGCCCCCGACTGCCAGATCAGCGCTCTTCGGCTGGGTAGTCACGCTGATCACACCTTTGGGGCTACAGCTCCCCAGGTGTTGCTGTTCTGCTTGCCTTGCACCGTGATCTGAATGACTTCACTCGCCGGAGCGGTGATTTCGTTCATCTTCCAGCCAGACAGCGAAAGGATCGATGTAGAGGTGCGACCGTTCGGCAGCTCAACATAGAACTGAACGGTTTCACGGTTGTCCGCTGCGGTCAGGAACGCCGCAAAATCGGTATTGGATGGATCGTCGATAAACCCGATCGACTTCTCCGCGCCTTCCGGCAGGTCGGAGATAAATTGCTTTGTGGTGTCGATCAGGGTCGTGCAATCGACAAAACTGCCGGTCTGCCCCATCTCGCCCACAGCTTTACAGTTAACCAGCGCCTTCATGGCCGTCGGTGCTGCGCCGACAGCGCCCCACTTAACAACCGTGCCAGCCGGAAGCATGGCGTACTCTGGCGACGTTTTATCAGCCATAATTTCCCTCACTTAATGATTGTGGCAGCGGTCGCTACCGGTTTTCGATGCCGTAGCGGAGTTCTGCCGCCAGGATGCGTAATACGCGGGTTTTGTTGTAATCGAGTGCCGGGCGGATAAACGGTGCGGCAACCTGCTTAACCGTGCCGAATTCCTGCGCCAGCGCCTTCATGTGATGCTTCTTGCTCGGGCCGACCTTGAATGTCATTACCGTCAAATAGCGAGGATCGTTCATGCGGCTCGTACTGCGGATTTTTATATCGTCTCGCATGTGCGACCCGGTGCTGCTCTCATCAAAACCGGCATGCTGTTTCATGTCTTCCAGCACCGGCTCCAGCGCCGCTCGCCCGGCATCTCGTAATACCTTGACCGCTTCATCCCCCATCGCCTTTAACTGGCGCTCCAGAGAATCAAGGCCCGTAACGTTTATGCTGATCATGTGGCGTCCTCCGGGTAACAGATGACGTAATCACGCACCAGCCGGTACTGAACGCTGTTGTTGGTGAGGGTGGTTGCTCCCTGTTGCATCGTGCCGCGTGTTACCGTCTGCACGGGCCAGCGCCCAATATGCCCGTGCTGAATGCTCTCCCAGGCGGCGCAGATAGCCTTATCCAGTTCAATCAGGCGCGCGTAATCATCGATGACATACAGCGCGACCTGAAAGCGCCCCTGAATCAGTGCCGTGCTGGCTAGCCCGGTATCAACTTTCGGGTTGCTGATCTTCTGATACGTCACGCCTTCCTGTTCCGGGTCAGGCAACAGCAGCGGGTACGCTGGCAGGCTCGTTAGTGCCTCCAGTGCCGCTTTGATTTCATACTCGATCATGACGAATATCAGCCTCCGCCGTAATTAACAGCCGGTCTCGCTGTGAACGGTCAGGCGCACGAACGGTAAAAGTTCGCTGCTGAAATACCACCTGCCAATCAACGGTAATTTCATCCCGTGGCCGCAATGTGAACAGCATGGTTTCCACTACCTGCCCCTGTTCACCCGTGCGAATTTTTCGGTTGGAGATCGGCTCCGCATCCGCCCAGACCTCAGCGACAAATTCAAAGGATTTGACCGGTGCGCCGGTCTGCTCATCACGAACCGTAACGGGGCGAAGAAGCTTGATGCGAAACTCCAGCGAACCTGCGCGTAATGATTTCATAAGCCGTAAATCCGATAGGGTTGAAGTAAAGACTCAACAGCCAGCGGCAATTTTGATGCCGACGCGCCAACAATCGCGGCCTCACGGTTCGCGTACCAATGCCCGATACAAAGCAGCATAGCCGTGCGTACATCATCATCCAGCAGCAGGTGATCTTCGTCGGCATCGCATCCGGGGTCGGATTCGCTGGCGTAAAGGGTGCGGCGGGTATACATCTCAACATGCTTTTTCGCCGCACCGATGTAGACGCCGATTAGGGTGTCATCCGCACTGAAATCAGGTTCCAGGCGGCAATGCTCTTTCACCAATTCCAGCTTTAGCATGGCTCACCTTACTTTTTGCTTTTCTTGACTGGCTCTGGCTGCTCTGGCTGCTCTGGCTGCTCTGGCTGCTCTGCAGGATTGTCATCACTCACCTGCTCGGCATAGCCTTTTTTGATCAGCTCACGCCCGTGAAGCTCCTGAGTTTCGAACAACTCGCCGTCATTCACCACCCGGCTACCGAACAAGATCGGTACAAGTGCTTTAACTTTCATGGGTATCTCCTTGAAAGCGGCCCGAAGGCCGCTATGCGGTGCGGATAATTAACCGCCGGTTGGTGGGGTTGGCACGGTGAAGGCACCGGTAACAAACGCTTCAGGTCGTTTGACCGCCAGCGCCACACGCTCTTCGCAACGAATCGAGATCATGTTCTTCTCGAAGTCGTCGGCGTTCTCGGTACTGATCACCACGTTTGCCTCTTCACGGTCAAAGAGCTGTGCACCTGCACTGAAGGCACCGGTCAGGAATTTACCCAGGAACGCCGCTGACTCCGTCGCGACAACAGGCAAGCCCCAGAGAGTCGGGCCAGTTAGCGCGGCTGGATTGGCGAGGATATAGCGGCCCAGCGAATCCTTGAGCAGCTCAATCTTGGCCCAGTCGGTGAAGTGCAGCACATGGCCCGTTGATGGGAAACGTGCCAGTTGCGCCTGCAACATTGCCAGGCGCAGATCGTCAATGCCGTTTTGCATCGCAACTTCAAACGCCGCCTTATACTTCGACGCCTGCGGCATGATGCCCTCCAGGTGTGCACCGGTGCCGTCACCGAAGAGAATCTCCTGCTCTTCGACATACTTCAGGCCGTAACGCATCTCTGCATCAATGGTCGATTGCAGCTGTGCGAAGTCATCCAGAATCTGCTTGGAGGCTTTGAACATATGGGCCAACGTGCGAACCGGCGTGATCTTTTCAGCGAATTGGATATCGCTGTACGGCTTCGTGGTATTTTCAGGAACGGCGGCGGCCTTGTTGGTGAAGCCGGTTTGTTGCACCCAATAAATCGTGCTGGAGCCTGTGGTGCCTGGTGCGATCAGGTCGCGAATAAACAGGCGTTGTTTCGGCGCGGTATCAATACCCGGCAGGCGTTGCGGGGCCACAATCTGCCCAGGAACATCGGTAGAGATCAGCGTCGCGTTAACCGGAATGCTCAGCCGCTGAGAGGCCTGAATACCGGAGGCAAAGTCTTTCAGCGCTTCTGCCGAAATCACCTGCTGCCCGACCGATTGAACCACTTCAGCCGCGCGGTTCAATGGCATTTGCGCCACATGCTGCTCCAGCTCACCCAACCCAGCCTTCAGCGTTTTTTCTGCCGCCTTCAGGGCGTTCAGTTCGGTCGCCATTTTATCAACGCTGTCCTTCGTCGCTGCGGACAGCTCGCCTGATTTTTTCGCCTCTTTCAGGGCGTCCTCGGCCTTGGCGTTAAATTTGCTGGTTGCATCTTCGATAGATGCGGTGACTTTTTTCAGAATCTCATTAACTTCAGACATAATTTCTCCAAATAATTAGCACGCCGCGCACAGCCCGCTTAACGCGGCGTTCAGCTTGGCAAGGATTTCAGGGGATGGTTCGGTAGCGCTCGGCGTACCCGTCGGATCGGTAACAGCGCTCGGCGTGCTACCTGTTAAGGCTTTCAAAAGTTTTCGGCGTTCTGACCGAGGGGTATTAGCCTTGGCCAGTATGGAATCCAGCTTGCGCAATGCTGCCGCCGGTGAGTCTTCGTCACTACTGACCGCATCGGATGACAACAGGCTATCGGCAAGCCCTTTCTCGATGGCATCACTGCCGCCAATGTAGCTTTCGCCGTCCATCAGTTGCTTGACGGTGTCGCTATCGAGACCGGAGCGGGCAGAGTAAATATCCGCCATTGCGTTATCGAAAGGTTCGAGGTACTCCACCATTGCAGCAAAGTCATGGCGATTACCGATCGCCACTACCCAGCAGTTATGGATCATCAGGAAAGCACCGCGGCCGATTTGAATCTCGTCACCGGCCATCGCAATGATTGAGGCTGCGCTTGCAGCCAGGCCCAACACTTTTACGGTTACTTTGCCCTGGTACTCTCGCAGCAGGTTGTAAATCGCCAGCCCCTCAAACATGTCCCCGCCCGGCGAGTTAATGTTTACGGTAACGTCAGCGCCATTCATTGAGCGCAGCGCACCGGCGATCCGTTTCGCTGTAACGCCTTCGCCCCAGTAATCCTGGCCGATAACGTCGAACACCGAGATAGAATTGTCGTCAGAGGCAGCGGCCTTTAGACCGCCATTCCATCTTTCGAGCGCCGAAGGCAGCGGCTCACAGGTAACGCCCGCGCAGGGACGCCCCGCCGGTGCGACCGGAAGTCGTTTTTTTGTCATGGGGGATTGCTCCTACGCCGCTTTTTTCAGCGGTGACTGGTCTTCAGGAATATCGGGGAAAAGATAATTATGCAGCCGGGTGATAGCGCCAGCCTGAGCGCCGAGATTGTTCTGTTTCAAGTCCTCAAGCGGGGTCAAGTTAAGCTGCACGGTATAGATTTCACCGCCAGGAATCGGCGGCAGGTTTTCAAGTCGGCGTACATCGTTGCGACTCATCCAGCCATTCTGCAGAGCGGTGGTGTAGTACGCCGCGCGGCCAACACTATCGGCACGCAACAAACCTTCCACCGAGAACTCTGCAAAGTAATCTTCATCGCTATCGAGCAGGCAACGTGAGATTTCTTGCTCGATGTTCACCAACAGTGGGCGTAGCGTGTTGGTCAGGAAAATCAGGTTCATCCCTTCAACACTCGATGCCCAGCTACTTTGCTTCGTCACATGCCCCACCATGAAAGGCGGCACCCGGAACCAGCGACAGATTTCCTCAATGCTAAAGGCTCGGCTTTCCAGCATCTGCGCGTCTTCAGGATTCATCGTGACATTCTGGTACGATAAATCCCCCTCCAGCACCATCATTTTACCGGCGTTTTTTGAACCGGCGAACGCGGCTAAGTATTGGCGCAGACGCTCTCGCTGCTCTTTATTCAGAGCAACTTTCGAACTGATGTATCCTGACGTTTGCAGACCGTTTTCAAAGATTTTTGCCGCAGACTCATCAACAGCCATCGCCGCCCCAAACACGTCACGGCCCGAACTCAGCGGCATCATGCCGCAGACACCATCCAGACCAAAGCCGCGAATGTGCATCATCCGGTCTACGGGTATCACGCGCTTTTTGCCGTCCTCGGTGTAGGTGTACTGCAACTGCCCGGTATCCAGACGTTTAACCACCATGTTTTGAGGCAACAGCGGATTAAGCGCCACCAGCTTTCTGCCAATCATTTTTTTCTCAATGAAGGCATTCCCTCGCAAACAGATGCTGGCCACCACCATCAACATGAATCGGGACGGCGTCATTTCGAGGTTCGGGCGGCGGCACAACACCTGGTATGCCGGGTGATCCTGCGCCAGCTTACGAGAACCATCCGTCTCACGACGATAGACTTTCATCGGTAAAGTGGAAACCGATTCGCTGAGTAACCGGATGCACGCCCATACAGCGGAGAGCTGCATAGCCTTGTCTGCAGTGACCACCTTGCCGCTGCTGCTGGTGCCGAACCATTCTTGCCAGAATGTCCCGGTAGTGAGACTGATAGGAACACCCAGCCAATTTAAAAGGGCGCTTTTAACGCGCCCAGGTTGCTTGTTTTTGCCCATCAGATACCTACCATGATCGGATCATCGAAAAAGCCATCAATATCGCCGTCATCCTCAACAACGCCGTCAGCAGCACCGACGGCCATCGCCAGCCCTACAACGCCATCTATACGGCCATTACTGCGCCGTTTGCTGAATACCCGGTTACCGCTTTTATCTTCTTCAATAACCGCGTTGGCCGCGTTCCAGCGCAGACAAGGATTAAACAGGATGGTGATTTCTTTCTCGGTGATGAGTTGTTCGAGCAGCTCGATTGAATGCGGCATCCACAAGCCCGACTCCGCCGATTTGCCGAAGCCTTGCCCATGAGGAACCAACGGTACGGTCACCCCTTCATCCAGCAATTCAGGCTCGAGATAATCCATGTGATAACGGTCGAAAGCGATCGACCGAATATCAAAGAGTGCCGCCAGCTCGGCGATTCGTTTAGAAACGAAGCCGTAATCGATAGCGCTGCCCTTTGGCGCGTGCAGGTACTTTTCACGCACCCAGGAATCATACGGAACGCGGTCATTTCTGGCCCTGTCATGCAGCGTGTCGCGCGGCGTCCAGAACTCCACCAGCGCCGTCTTAATGCGCGGGAAATACAGCCCCAGCGCTGTCAGGTCGCGCTTGCCGGACAAGTCCAGACCGCCAAAACACTCTTCCCCTTTCAGGCTTTCGATATCGAATGTTTTTTCACATGCCATCCAGATATCGCCACCGATCCACGGGTTTTCAGCATCCACCCATTCGCAGAAGTTAAGGCGTCTGACCAGGCTTTCTTTCGACGGCATGCCCCGCGCATCTTCCACCTGCTCGCGTAAATATTCAGGTTGGAACGTATGCCCCATTGAGGGGTTGGCTTTTGCCCAGCAGGACTCATCCTTGAAAGGATCATCACCCTCATCCAAAGAGCAGATGAACGCAAAGAAGGCGTCGTTAACTTTCTGACCGGCGGCAAGTTGTTTGCCGTACTGGTGGTACTCGTAGCAAACGCTGGTTTTATCGTGACCGCTGTTTGTGATCATGAAGATGAGCGCTTGCCTGCGGCCTTTTGTCCCGGCGCGCATCATCTCAACCACTTTGTTATCTTTGTGCTCATGCACCTCATCAATGAGGCAACAGTGCGGACGCGGCCCTGATTGCCCATCATCAGAGCTGATCGGGCGAAAAAAAGAACCCGTTTGCAAAAATGCCAGGTTCCATTCTTTACCGGCCCCGCCGGAGGGATCGATACGTTGGGCCAGCGCCGGGGACTGGTTCACCAATCACACCGGCGGATACGTTGCCCGAAACGGCCG